GCATGCTGCGCTGACTGTGTCAAAAAAAGAGTGGGGCCACTGCTCAACCAAAAGCAGTGGCCCCGATGCGTCTCTTTGCAAACCCCGGAGGAACACGGGGAAGTCTTATCAGCCGATGATGAGCGCGAGGTGCTCAGGCTTGAGCACTGTCACACCCCATGCCAGGCTGACATGGTAAGTCACCATGCGGAAGCCGGGATAGCAGCTGATCTCAAATGCCAGGCCAGTGCGGTCATCGACCACGATCTCATGCATGCCAAGGTCACCCTCACGAGGTTTGGCTGGAAGGCGGGTGCCAAGCAGGATGGCATTACGGGTGAATGCCGTGTTGCGGGCGGAAGTGCCGAAGACCGTGATGGCTCGGGTGGCGACGCCTTGAGCTTTGCGCAGACCAGGGGCAGCCAGCGTGATGCTGTCACCCGAGGCTGGATTGGCTCCAGCAAAGGAGACCGATGCCACCACATACTTGTTGGTGTCATTGGCAAAGGTGATGATGTCACCGGCAGCCACAACTCCGGTGCCAGCAGTGGCCAGAGGGATGACGGTCTGCCCGACCGTGAATGCCGCTGAGGTGGAAGTGGCGGATGCCATGCTGCCAGCCGTTGGTGTGACGATCTGGGCAGACTCACGGATGTCCATGCCGTAAAGGTTGCCGAGGATGCCTTGACGTAGGAGTGTGGGGTCACCAGACTCATTGACCTTATAAAGGTTAGATGTGCCACGAAGAGCCACACCAGCGGTGGTGTCGATCACGCAGTGGCGATCCGACTGCGGCGCGCCATTGTCATCAAGGATCTTCTTGGCCTGTGCGAAGTCAGACAAGATCGGAGCGGTGCCAGCCGTGGCACCAAAGGCACGCGAGGCACCGAGTGATGCATAGCTGGCAATGTCTGCTTCGACTTCATTCACGAGGGCACGGATGGCCTGCGCAATCTGATCCTGCTGGATCGTGAGATAGCCTGTGCCAGTGTCCATGCAAGCCTGCTCTTCACCACTCCACGAGAAAGGCGCGAAACGGCTTTTCTGGATGGTAAATGATTTGTTTCCAATCGTCTGATCAGCAGCAGATGGCAGGGCCATGGCCGGGGTAACATTGCCTGCAGCAGAATTCGCAGGGGCTGCGATGCTGCGCATGGTGGCATTCAGGGCGCAGCGATCAGCGCGGGGATCACGCTGCACGGCAGGGATGAAGCCAGTGAGCTCGCGAGAAACGACATCAAGGGCTGCATAAACATCAGGGATGAGGCTGGTGAGGGTATTGGACATAAAGGGAGGTTTTCTTTTTTTTCGTGGGGATTTTTTTACTCAGTGATCTTGCCACCCTGGCGGATGAACTGACTGCGAGCTGTGTGAGGCAGGCTGCGGAATTCGTCATGGGTGAGGGTCTTTTTCTCAGCGGCTGGGGCTGCACCCGGAACTGGGGCACCTGCACCGGCGGCAGCGGCGGCACCGTTTTTCACCAGGGCTTGCAGCTTGGTGATCTCAGCGGTGAACTCAGACTTGATGGCGGCGCAGCCTGCTGCGACGGCGTCATCAAAGAGCTTCTTGGTTTCGGGATCTTCGAGGTTCATCTCGACCTTGGGCGCCGCGGGCTTGTAGGCGGCGATGAGGTCGGTGAGTTGGTCTTCTGTCTCATCACCTTTGACGGTGATGCCGACGAGGGAGGCGAGGGCGAGGAGTGCTTTCATGTGGGATGGGTCAGGGGCGCGTGGAGCGGTTGCAGGCGCGGTGATGTCAAACAGGGCGGCGGGCAGCATGGTGAAGAGATGTGCCCACTCGTTCTTGAATGCCTTGGCCTTGGTGCCGGTGATGAGTGCATCAGCGAAGCCTGCATCGATGGCATCCTGCCCGAAGAACCAGGTGCCCTGCTGCGACTTCATCCAGTCGCGGATCTGCGCTTCGGTCTGCCCGGTGCGGCCGATGTATAGGGCGACGATGCGGTCCTCAAACTGGGCGGCAATCTTGGCTGCGGCGTCGAGTTCGTCGGCATTACCCCTGGCACCAGCGGTGACGCGGTGAATCATGACGCGGCCGTTCTCGGCGATCTTGATGGTCTGCCCGGCGAGCATGATGACGCTGGCCATGCTGGCGGCCATGCCGGTGATGTTGACGGTGACTTCTGCTCCGCTGTTTTTCAGGGCGTCATAAATGGTGAAGCCATCACAGCAGTCGCCGCCAGGGCTGTCGAGATTGAGCACGATGGTCTTGGGCTGACCTGCGGCCGCCACCGCAACTGCGAAGGCTTTGGCAGAGACACCCCAGCAGCCGATCTCATCAGTGATGTCGATGGTGAGGCAGTCATTGGCGGCGGCGCGGAAGTGGAACCAGGAAGGCATGCACGCCGCCGGGTGTCAATGCGACCTCAGTCGGCTGAGGAGGTGTCGATGGCGGCGAGCTCGGCGGCGATGTCATCAGGTGACAGGGTGCCAGCCATGCCGGCCATGGCCTGCAGATGCGCGGGATCGATGGCGAGCAGGGTGGCAATGCTGGCGGGGATGTCTCCGCGATTCGCCAGGGCGAACTGCACGTCACCAAGCTTCTCCAGAATGCGAGCCTGCCGCACAGCGAGTCCACTGCCGCCGGTGCGGCGCTCAATGAAGTCTTCCATGGTCTCGGCATTGGCGCGCAGGCGCTCCATGTCGGCACGGTGATCACGACCTAGATCGACGGATGGATCAGGATCACAGACGAAGTCGATCTGGTTCCAATCTTCCACGGTGGCGAACTGATAGAGCGGGCCGCCTGGCTGCATGGCATCTGCGAGCACCCACTCCCATGACCACTGCAGGAGTGGATAAAGCAGGGCGCGCAGGTTCTCATGCGCACGGCGCACTTTTTCAATCACCCCACGGAAGGCGGTGCCACCGAGACTGCCCATGCCAAAGATCCACTCGACGGGATAACCGAGACCAAAGACGAAGGGATGAGTGAGCTCTTCCAGAATGGTCTTGAATGGGATGGCCTCTCCACCCTGGAAGAAGTTCATGGTCTCACCTTCAGCCAGGGGAATCATGACGGCGCCATCGGCGATCTCAACAAAGCGCTTGCCAGTATCGGCGGCAGGTGTGCCGGTCTTCTCAGCAGCCATGGCCTGCTGCATGGCATTGGGCACTTTACCATCACGGGTGGTGGTGGCTCCGAGCAGGGCGCTGCGGATCTTGGCGCTGTGCTTGCGGATGGCTTTCAGATCGAGCACATCGAGCAGGTCTTCATTGCTGCGGAAGATGACGGGGATGCCGTGGTATTGGTTGAAGCGCTCATGCTGCTTCAGGTGGAAGACATTGGCAGCGGAGACGTCGATTGTCTTGGCACTGGCCGATGACATGGTTGAGTCATCCAGGCGGACCCGCAACGTCTGGAGCTGGTCGAGTGCGTTGTATTGCAGGCCATCGAGCCAGCGGCCGAGCTTGGCCTCGGTGGTGCTGAGATTGCCGGTGGCCAGCTGATCACGGGTGAGAGTCTGGATCTGGAGCCTGCGGCGCGACTTGTCTGAGAGTGACCAGGTGGTGGCGATGTCACCATTGTCGGCGACCTTTTGCAGGAAGATCTCGCCATCGCCCAAACAAGCGGCGAGCCAGCGGGCCTGCAGATCGGCAAGGGTGCCCTCTTTCCGAATGTCCACGGCGCGGGAATCGGCCCATGATTTGTAGAGCTTGGTGGCCGCGGCTTTGAACTCGGGATTCTCTGAGCAGGATTTTAGGCCGATGCCTTTGCCGATGGCTTCCTTTGGCAGACCGCTGATGCAGTAGGAGACGACGGGGATTTTCTCCTGCAGGAAGCGGCTGATCTGCACGCGGTCGCGTGACTTGCTCATGCCCTCAAGCTGCTTCGTGGACCATGGCTGATAGGTGGGCAGCACGCGGTAAGTGCCGGTGCTGGTGGGCAGTGCAGCATTGACTGGCCCGCCACTTGCTTTGGTGCCGGTGATGATGGTGCTTTTTGACGCGGATTTTTTTGCCATGATGATTAGCCGAGGATGTCGGCAGGGGCTCCGTCAAAACGGAAGCCGAAGGGTTTTGAAAACTGGCTGGCGGTGGCTCCGGCCTGCTGGGCCTCGACGGTCTCGATGGCGGCGCGGAGGGCGGCGCGGCGATCCTCCGGCGTGCTGCTGCGGAACTGGGCGCTGTGACTGGACCCGACGAAGCTGAGGCTGGTGATCTCCTCACCACTGCGATCGGCGGCGGCCTCCAAATACAGATCACGCAGCCAGTTGAACTGGGCGGTGAGATCGGTGTCGTAACGCAAGCGGGCCTCAAAGAGATAGTCGCTGGTGAGGTCGGAGATATTGACGGTGGCCATCACGCGGGAAGGCTGTGTCAAAGGAAGCCCGCAGCGCGGGCGATCTGGCTGGCCAGCACGGCATACTTGCCGCAGTCGCCAAAGTGGTCACTGAGCACGCGCTTCCACTTGCCTGTCTGGCGGTCTTTTTGCTGATGGCTGAGGCCCTGCATGAGATCGAAGTCGGCGTCGGCAGGGATGCAGATGGGTGGGCCTTTTTTCCGCTGGATGCGGCGGCCATAGAACTCGTCCTTCAACTGGGTGTCGCTGTAGGTGTAGAGCTTCAGGTTAGGCCGAGAGGCGGCGCGGGTTTCGTTCCATGTGCCGACGGCGGCGTCATTGCCTTTCACGGGCCAAAAGAATCCGCCGCTCCGCTCACAGATGTCATAGCATTCTTCAGTGGCCCAGCCTGTGTCGATGTAGCCGACCTGTGGAATGCAGAACTCGGTGGTGCCTGCGATGTAGTAACGCAGGCTGGAAAGGAAGCTGGCACTGATGAGATCACGCTCGGAGATGAGTGTGCCCCAGTCGATATACATGACGCTCATGTCTGGCATGATGGCGCTGACGGCCCAGTGCGTGGCTTTCTCGCCGGGGTCGGCAGTGAGCACCAGCATGCGCGGGCGGGTCGGCAGGACGCGCCGGGCATAGACACCTTTGAGCGCGAGGATATGTTTCTCGGTGACGTTGTAGGCGAGCGCTGACCAGGGCAGAGCAAGCCATGAGTTG